GTCACAAAATCCTCACAATCCCCCCACCAAAATCACCACACACTGATAAATATCCCCAAGGTCTTGACAATGACCCCCAGACATCTTATAGTAGTTCCACAACACCAACGGAGAACACTTATGTCGGTTGCGTATCATCAGACACAGAAGCAGCGTTATAGGGTCACGCTAGAACTTGAGGTGATGAGTGATTTTGATCCTCATAATCTAGACTGGGAGAAAGTATTTCAGTTGGAACCAGCAGAGAAGGTTTCAGCATATGTTGAGGACCTTGATACACCCGACAGGTGGTGAGTTGGTAGTTTTTTATACCAAATAAGGTGTTTGAGTTTTGTTAGCATAATACCTCTAAAAACATATAAATAATCAGGTATTATGCTAACAAATTACCTATGAACTATTTAAGGGAAATTCTCATCGAAAAGATGGGTGGAAAGTGTGTGGAATGTGGTTGCAAAGAATCATTAGAATTCGATCACATTGATCCATCTACAAAGTCATTCAATATTGCTGCAGGATATACCAAACCAAAAGAGATTCTATTAGCAGAAGTCGCAAAGTGTCAACTTCTATGTAACAAATGTCATATTGAAAAGACTAAGAAAGATTCAAAGTTTCGACCTAAAAGTTGTGTTGGAGGGAGACCCTTAAAGTATAAGAATCTGGGTGAAATGAGTATTATCAGGGTGCCACAGACTGTCATCAGTATCTTACCTCAACTGCAAGATGTGATGCAACAATTGGAAGAAACTGATCGCGATAGCGTGGAGATCTTATCTGCTGTTCTTGATAACATCTTAGAAAGCACAGGTTCTTGATACCATTGTGCCACAAGTACAAGTGGCACAATCATTTACCATTCTCCGCAAGATCGTGTATTGTATATGTGTGGTTGAGACTTCTCCACATTCACTCACCACAAACAAACAATGTTCGCTCAATCCTTCCCTCCTGCTGATGCTTTCCTGGAGCAGGTTTCTAAAATTGAATATAAGAAACATCTGCAACAGTTTGTGATGTTTACTGCTACGGTGATTGCTGTTGTTGTTGCTGTCTCTCAGTTTGTATACAACAAAGCAGCGCAATGGTATGCTCAAGGTGGCAAAGAACTGATGCAGTCTTATGTGCATCGTGCTGTGCTGTTTATCAACAACAAAACTCAGGTGTTTGATAAACTTTACAGTGCCACAGTTTCTATCAACAATCGCATCGAATATTTTGCTCATATGATTAGCGATGTGACAGATGTAGAAGTGGCACAGTAAATGAGCACAGCGCTCTGAATCGTGTATATTAAGAGAGTCAAAGGAACACCACTCAACCGCAACTCAAACAATGCGCAAGATTGAATCCCTGATGAACGAAGCAATCATCGAAGCACTCAATTGGAAGAGTGGTAACACTGAAGTTGTTTCCGAAGGTAAGATCTCCCGTGTGTTTCTTCACGGTAATCAGATCGCAACTATTGGTGAAAACTTCATCCAACTGTTTGATGGTAAGCATCAAACAGCAACCACCAAGTCGCGGTTGAATGCTATTCTGTTTGCTCATGGAATCGATGGTGAGCGTGTATTTCAGAAAGCAGGACAGTGGTTCCTCAATTCTAAACAATTCGGAACAATTCCTTTCTTCTCTGGAATGCGTCTCAACTAATTGACACTCAAACACCACACATTTCTGATCATGACAGTCTCTGAGTTCGCTTCGTTGTCTACTCTGGATCTCACAATCGCTGAAGTTCAGGGCAAGGTTAAGGTGACACGGTTGGAAACAATCAAACCCCGTAAGTCTGATCTCATTCTATCACAGACCAAGGGCAACCGTTGTAGAACCAACCGCTCCAGTGGTACTAACTTTGTGACACAAGTTCGTTAAGTTAGTTACACAAACAGTCCTGGGTTATGACTATAAACTAACCCACCAACAGTTCTTTACTCTTTCTTCTTGATTATGTCTAACTCTGTTGCTCTCGCTCTGCTTGCTCAAGGTAACACTGGTGATGAGATTCTGTCTATTCTGGATGTTATCGTGAGCGACATTGAACAGGAGAACATTGATAACTGTGCAGCGTATTATGAGTCTATGATGTGATGCTAACCGTGGGGGTGCTAGTTGTTAAACAGTGCGTGAGTGTTGTTGACACTGTGCCCCCTACATGTTATGCTTATGCGTGTATGCGTATTCTGACAGTTATCGGTTGATTGTTTATATCGTCGGTGGGGGGCGTTGCGGTTTATAAAAACCCCTAAGTCCCTAACCTACAGTGTATGTCTTTTTCGACCTCTCTATCTCTCTCATATAAAAAAATTTTCGGAGAAAAAAAATGGGTGTAAAGTGGATTCATAAGGGTGGTAAGTCTCGCCCAGATAAAAGAACCCTAAAGAAGGGTGGAAAGAAATAAAACATGATTAGTCCTGTAAACCCCCTCCGATATACTCGAAGTCACCCATATTGGAATTTTTGGAAAGTAGTACTAGCGGGATGGATGATTCGTTATCCACGCCCTTTTTTTGTAGCACTGGGATTTTGTATGGTTGTGATATATAATGCAGTAACAAAATGAAATAAAGAAAAAAAAAATTCCGGAGAAATTTTTTTATGACTAGCAAGATATATCACATATATGCAAAGGACAGGTGTTTATTTCATTCAATTAAAGAAGAAGAATTTACAACGACTTGGAAGACACTGAAGAATATGGTTGGTCTAATGAAAACTGATTATACTGTGGAGGATTTGTCATATGAGGAATTGTTTGTAAATAAAGAAACAATTCTAAATTCCTCTCATTGACAAATGCTAAATAGAGCGATAAAATTGATATTGAAGGTTATTTTTAACTTATGGCAAAAGGATTTACTGTTAAAGCTTCTGCACCATCTACTCCCAGAGAGGAGTGGAATTATGATGCAATCAAAGCAAGAATGAAAGGGAAATCGATTGTCTTCTGCTTACCTGGTAGAGGGTGTTCGTTTATCTTTCTAAAAGCATTTGTACAACTTTGTTTTGATCTTGTCCAAAATGGAATGAGTATTCAAATCTCACAAGATTACTCATCAATGGTTAACTTTGCACGGTGTAAGGTACTTGGTGCAAATGTTCTTAGAGGTCCCAAGCAAATTCCTTGGGACGGTAAACTACAATATGATTATCAACTTTGGATTGACTCGGATATTGTCTTTGACTCTAGCAAGTTCTGGCAACTCTGTGATCTTGCTCTGAATGAAGAAGGTGAAGAGAAAGAGATTGTCGCAGGATGGTATGCGACAGAAGATGGTCACACAACCTCTGTCGCACACTGGTTAGAAGAAGAAGACTTCCGCAAGAATGGTGGAGTAATGAACCACGAAACTGTTGAGTCAATCTCAAAGCGTCGTAAACCCTTCACAGTTGATTACACTGGTTTTGGTTGGGTACTGATTAAGCACGGCGTCTTTGAGCGTCTTGAATATCCTTGGTTTGCTCCGAAGATGCAAGTCTTTGATTCTGGTAAAGTACAGGATATGTGCGGTGAGGATGTTTCATTCTGTCTTGATGCAAAAGCAGCAGGTATGGTAACATGGTGCGATCCTCGTATTCGTGTTGGGCATGAAAAAACTCGCGTAATCTAATGAAACTTTACAATCTTTTATACAAAGGGCGTAAAATTTATATGAACCTCAGTGCCGAAGAGGGCACTGAGGTTCTTCAAGACTTCTCAGAGCGTTTTTACTCGGGAGAAGATATTGATCCTAATGAAATTGAAATGGAGGAAATTTTAAATGGCTAAAGGTGGAAGTAATAAAACCGTGTTCGAACCTGGAGCACCTAAGAAGACTCGTCAAGGACGTTCAGCGCGTACATTGCTAAGTGCAACCTCTCGTAATGGACGCAAGAAAAAGTATAGGGGTCAAGGTAAATAAAAATTATTATGCTTCAATTAAATCCTACAATCCCAGTTCTTACTCCAAAGGGTAAGGGTTGGGCATTTTTTTGTATCGATAGATCACAAGAACACGATCTTGAATGGGTTGTGTTTCTAGATAGTAATGGCGAATGCTGGACATTCAAAAACTCTGATATTCGTATACAAAAGAATTTTACACTTCACAGAAACAATACTCTCCAAGACACTTGTACGGACCTGTAGCAGTGTTTTAAGTCATTCGGGATAGAAACCCCGTAAAAAGTTCTGATTAACAAATCAGGAGCAAAAAAATGACTAAACAGATTGATAAAGATTCAAATTATATGCACGAAATGTGGGGAACATCATACTTATCTGGTGAGTATGGTTGGGAAAATAAAGTAGAAAAGCAAAAAATGCTTCGTGAAATTGCAAATGATGAATTGACTCCCAAAAAACACGATTTTAAAGTTCAAAAAGAACTTCATGAAAAAATTCGAAATGATGAAGATTATGATGACTGGGAATATGGCACGGAACCTATTCCTTTAACTGAATTTTAGTGGAATAAATAAGGTAGAATTATAATATTTAATGCCACTAGAGCGAGTAAGTCAGGGTTTCAAAGATATTAGTATGACTTTTCAGAGCAATCCTCTGAACAGTGATTTAATTGCGCTCAAAAATGAAACCGCGATTGCTCGCTCTCTTCGTAATATTGTTTTTACTCTTCCTGGCGAAAAGTTTTTTAATGAAAACTTTGGTTCAAGAGTCAGTAGATCACTTTTTGAAAATGTTGATGAAATTTCCGCATCAATTATTCGAGATGAAATTCGCAACTCAATTAATAACTATGAGCCAAGAGTTCAATTGATTGAGGTACAAACAATTCCAGATTATGATAATGGTTCTTTTGATATAGTTATTAATTATAGAATTATTGGTGTTGATGTTCCTGCTCAGCAATTACAATTCGTTCTGCAACCTACTAGGTAAATGCCATTAGTAAACTTTACAAATCTGGACTTTGACCAGATTAAGACAACTTTAAGAGATTACTTAAAGTCAAATTCCAATTTTACTGATTACGATTTTGAAGGATCTAATCTTTCAACAATTCTTGATGTTCTGGCATATAATACCTATATTACTTCATATAATGCCAATATGGTGGCAAATGAAGTATTCATTGATAGCGCAACACTCAGAGAAAATGTCGTTTCTCTGGCAAGAAATATTGGATATATTCCTCGGTCAAAGAAAGCATCAAGGGCAACGGTAAGTTTCTTTGTCGATACGACAAATATTACTCCTTCTCCTGCATCATTGACGTTAAAAAAAGGTCCTGTTGCAAGTACTACAGGTTCTTTTGGAAATCAATCATTTGTTTTCTCTATTTTAGAAGATATTACCGTTCCTGTAGTTGATAATATTGCATCTTTTACTGACATTCAAATTTATGAGGGGGTTTTATTAAATACCAACTTCACTTATAGTACAAGAAATCCAAATCAAAGATTTATTCTTCCAAACAGTGGAATTGATACTGATCTAATATCAGTATTAGTTAAAAGTAATTCTTCAATAACTTCCTCAGTAAAATATAATCTTCAAGACAGTTTATTTGGTATTGATGGAGAATCTGAAGTTTACTTCCTACAAGAAATTGAAGATGAAAGATATGAATTAATTTTTGGAGATGGTGTTTTTGGAAAAGCATTTCAAGAAGGTTACTATGTTGAAATATCATATATTGTAACCAATGGTGATAGTGGAAATGGTATTGGACAATTTAGTTTTTCGGGAAGATTAACCTATACAAGAAATTCTACAGACTATGTTGTTTCATCTGGAATTTCTCTTTTGACAACTGGATTATCTTCAATTGGCGGAGAAAGTATAGAAGGAGTTGAATCAATTAAAAAATATGCTCCCAGAATCTATGCATCTCAAAATAGAGCACTGACTGCAAATGATTATGAGACTTTGATTCCTGCAAAAATTTATCCCGAAACAGAATCCATTTCAGTATTTGGTGGAGAAGAAGTAATTCCGCCACAATATGGAAAGGTTTTTATTAGCATTAAACCAAGAACTGGTGATTTTCTTCCAAATTTGATTAAAGAAAATATTAAAATGAAGTTGAAGAAATATGCTGTTGCAGGTATTGTTCCAGAAATTTTAGATTTAAAATATCTTTATCTTGAAATAGATTCGAAGGTTTATTATAATACAAATCTTGCTCCAAATTCTGCATATGTTTCCAGTATAATTCAGGCAAATGCAAATAAGTATGCACAATCTACTGAGTTAAATAAGTATGGAGCAAGATTTAAGTATAGTAAATTCTTAAAAATCATTGATGATAGTCATTCTTCTGTTACCTCAAATATTACTAAGGTTCATATGAGAAGAGATCTTAGGATTGTATTAAATAGTTTGGCAGAATATTCAATTGGATTTGGAAATCAATTACATATTAAGAGTATGGATGGTTATAATATCAAATCATCCGCATTTAAAGTAAATGGAATTTTGGAAGATGTTTATCTTTCAGATATTCCAGATACTAATAAAAAAACTGGATCCATATTCCTATTTACTGTGCCATCAACATCATCACTGAGTCCAACAATTCTAAGAAAAAGTGTTGGAAAAATTGATTATATTAATGGTATTGTTACATTAAATCCAATTAATATTACTTCTGCCAAAATCAAAGATGGACAATCAATTATAGAAATTTCTGCTACTCCACAATCAAATGATGTGATTGGATTGCAGGATTTATATTTGCAACTAGATATTAATAATAGTATATTTGAAATGGTTGTTGATGAAGTTTCATCGGGTCTTGATCCATCCGCATCAAACTACATTGTAACATCAAGCTACACCAACGGGAACTTAGTAAGATCATAATCAAATGACAGAAACTAGAATCAAGTTTAGCAACATCGTCCAAAATCAACTTCCTTCTTATGTGAGGGAAGAATTTCCATTAGTTTCTGAATTCTTATCACAGTATTACATATCTCAAGAATTTAAGGGTGCTCCCGTTGATTTAATACAAAATATTGATAGTTACATAAAAATTGATGAACAGGCAAATCAAATTGAAAGTGCAACATTGTCTTCTGATGTATCAATCATTGATGATGTTATCAATGTAGCATTTGATGGAATAATCACGAATGGAACCTACGGATTTCCGGATTCATATGGATTAATTCAAATTGATAATGAAATTATCACATATACTGGTAAAACTGATAGTTCATTTACTGGATGTATAAGAGGTTTTAGTGGTATTACTTCTTATAACAAACAAAATCATCCAGATGAATTAGTATTTTCCCAATCAGAAGTTGCAGAACATTTTTCTGGCGCAACAATCACCAATTTAAGTTCATTATTTCTCAAAGAATTTTTACTTAAATCAAAATATCAATTATCTCCTGGATTTGAGAATAGAACTTTCACAACTGATTTAAATCAATCTCTTTTTATTAAACAAGCAAAGGATTTTTATAGAAGTAAGGGAACCGATGAATCTTTTAGAATCTTATTCAAAGCACTTTACGGCGAAAATGTATCAATAATTCGCCCAAAAGATTTTCTTTTTAGACCATCAGATGCCCATTATGATGTAACGGAAGATTTAGTTGTTGAAAGTATTTCTGGAGATCCACTTAATCTTGAAAATTCTACGCTGATACAAGATTCCTACGGAGATTCCTACGGAGATATCACTAAGGCATATGCACCAATTGCAAAAGTTGAAAAAATAATTTCTGGAGTTGGAAATACTTATTATAAATTAAGTCTTGACTCAGGATATAATAGGGATATTAATGTAGATGGCGCGATATATGGAAAATTTTCTATTCACCCCAAAACAAAACTAATCGGACAAGTTTCTGCCGGAACCACAGTATTATCTGTAGATTCTACTGTTGGATTTTCTCAAAGTGGTGAATTGTCAGTAACTTATAGTGATGGAAGTTTGGGCATAGTATCATATTCCTCAAAATCTCTCACACAATTTTTTGATTGTTCCAATTTAACGGCAACAATTTTAGATGCCAGTAATATTGGAATCAATACTTTTGCATATGGAATGTATGAAGGTCAATTAATAAAAGTAAAAATTAATTCCGTATTAAAAAATCTTGATATTGTTGATGACACTTATTATTATACAAAAGGCGATACCACAGAGATTAAAACTCTTGGCATTGATCAAAAAGATGCAGTTTCAAATAATTGGTTATTTAATTTAGCAACTTCGTATAATGTTGCATCTTTTTCTAAACTTGATAGTGTAGACAATACATATCGTTTCATTACTACAAATGATCATATTTTTAAAATAGGAGATAACTTAAAAGTAATTGGCGAATCTGGAGAAGAAAAAACTGCAAGTATTATTGACATTACATCATCAAATTCATTAACAATAAGAGGGCAAGGCGAACTACTAGAAAATAACTATACTATAAAAAGAGAATTATTGAAAGTAAATTCATCCACTTTCCCTTCAACATCAACAATAAATGCTAATGTTCAAAATATTTACAAAATAAAGAACAAGACATTAGTTGCATCACCTTCTTTACCATATTATAATAATCAAGATCTTAATATTTCTGATAAATCAATAACATTTTCCGGAACGTTTGAGGGAGACACCTTTAAAATAACATCTTCTACTGATCATGGATTTTATACTGGTGATATTGTATATTATACTCCAGAAAAAAATACGGTTTCTTCCATTGATGCAGATGGGGTCGTAGTAGAAACAATCACTACGTTAAGTTCTTTATTTGATGAAGGAATTTATTATGCAAAAAGAGTAGATTCAAGTAATATTAAATTAGCAAAAAGTAGATCAAATATAAAAGATTCAATATTTCTTTCAATTGATAATCCAACTTCAGTAAATTCAAATAAAATTGAACTTTATAAATTTAAATCAAAAACTTTAAAGTCACAGAAACTTTTACGAGAAATATCTCCATCAACAATTGAAGGACAATCATATCCAACAAAACCAGGGTTAACTGGAATACTAATTAATGGTGTTGAAATATTAAACTACAAATCTACAGATACTGTCTCATATGGAGAATTAGAAGAAATTGAAGTTCTTTCCGCAGGATCTGGATATGATATTATTAATCCACCATCTCTAAACATTGAAGATTTAGTTGGCACAGGAGCTACTGGTTATTGTGCAGTAAAAGGAAATTTAAAAGAAATTAGAGTAATTGATCCAGGATTTGATTATCAAGATACTCCTATCATTAAAATTACTGGTGGAAATGGCATCAATGCAAAAGCATCTGCCAATATGAAATTAGTGACTCATCAGGTTAATTTTAATTCCCAATCAAATGCATCTCTTGTTGGATTGGGATCAACTTCATCAACGATTGGATTTACAACATATCATAAATTTGCAAATTCTGAAAGAGTCATTTATAAAACAAATGGACAATTATCTGTTGGAGGGTTATCAACAGATTCCTCATACTATGTTTCTGTTCAAACTCCATATGCTATTAAATTACACAAAACCTTAAATGATTCTGTATCTGGAATCAATACTGTTGTTTTGACATCCTATGGTACGGGTATTCATGCAATTGAATCCTTTAATAAAAAGTCCATTTTGGCAGCTATTAATATAGTTAATTCTGGAAGCGGATATGAAAACAAAATTAGAACCACATCTTCCAGTGGAATTAGCACATCTTTAAATTCAGTTGAAATAAAAAATCATGACTTTAAATCTGGAGAAATTATAAACTACACTACCAATGGAACTCCAGTTGGCGGATTATCTACTAATACAAATTATTATGTTATAAAAATTGATGATGATAATTTTAAATTATCTCAAGTAGGTTTGGGTGCGACTAATCAGGATTTTTATTACAACACAAATCAATACATCAAATTTAATTCTACAGGGTCTGGTACTCATACATTCAATTATCCAGAAATTTCCGTAGAGATACTTGGAAATGTTGGAATTTCTTCGATTAATAACGAAACATTTAAAGCAGTAGTTCAACCAATATTCAGAGGAGAAATTACTTCCATTCATTTATCATCAAAAGGTTCTGCTTATGGAACTTCTGATGTATTAAATTATAATAGACTACCATTAGTTACTTTAGATAGTGGTTCAGGTGGACAACTTGCCCCTATTGTTTCTGATGGCAAAATTGTTGAAGTATTAGTCAATAGTAAAGGCAACAACTACAATTCTCCCCCAAATTTGACTATTACCGGAGATGGCGTTGGTGCAGTTATAATCCCAATTGTAGAAAATGGACAAATTCAATCAATAAAAGTTATTGAAAGTGGGATTGGATATAATTCAGATACAACTTCAATAAAAATAATCCCCGCAGGTTCTTTTGTTGAATTTTTGCCAAAAATAACAACATGGAATGTAAATTTATTTGAAAAATATTTTTATAATATTACTAGTGATGATGGATTTATTACTGAAGGAATTAATAAAGAATATGAATTACAGTATTCTCATTTATATGCCCCAAGAAGACTTAGAGAGATAGTTTATTCTGTCGATCAAAGTGGCAAATCTTTATATGGAAGTTCAAAACTCGATTTGAAAAAAGTTAATAATATTGAAGTTTCGTCCTCAAACCATTCTCCAATTATTGGTTGGGCTTATGATGGAAACCCAATATATGGTCCTTATGGATATATAAAAAGACAGGGTGGAGTAGTATCTCAAATTAAATCCGGATATACAAAAATTTTAAAACCAAATAGACCTTCTATAATAGAATTTCCTCTAGGGTTTTTTGTTGAGGATTATGTTTATCTAAAAACTAGCGATGATACTGTTTTAGATGAAAATAATGGCAGATTTTGTGTAACTCCAGAATTTCCAAATGGAACTTATGCATATTTTGCAACCATTAACTCTTTGATAGATTCTTCTGGTGTTTTTGCTGGATATAAAAGACCAACTTTTCCATATTTAATAGGTGAAAACTATAAATCAAAACCAAATGAATTTAATTTCAAAAAATCATCAAATCAAGAAGAAATCGATCTGAATAAAACAGATTGGGTTAGAAATACATCTTATTATAATTTGATTAATGAAAATGCATCATACAATTATTTGACAGTACCAAATCTTTTAAATCAAACTGCAAATGTTAAATATGCATCTCCTGGATTTATTGAAAATATTGGTATAGTTACTGGAGGAAATAACTATAAAGTTAATGATTCAGTAATTTTTAATGAATCTGGCACTTCTGGATATAATGTTAGTGTTAAAGTTTCCAGATTAAAAGGAAAATCAGTAAATTCTGTTAGTGTTGCAACAAGCACAATTTCGAATGTAGAAATATACCCATCAAATAATACCGGATCAATTACAATTTTTGCCCCAAATCCACATAATTATTCGAATAAAGATATTGTATCTATTTCAGGATTAAATACAACTTCTGCATTAATTGAGGGATCATATCAGATTGGAATTTCAACCATCAATACATTATCTCTTGTTACTGGTGTAGGTACAACAGGAGCAACTGGATTAGTAACTTATTTCTCTGTTGGTGGAAATTTAAATTCATCATATATACGCGAAAATGATATATTCTCTATAGGAACAGAAAAAGTAAAGATTTTAAATATTGATACTCAGTCTTCAAGAATAAGAGTTTTAAGGTCAGTCAACGGTAGCATTGGTTCTGCACATACTACAACTGAAGTTTTATACGAAAATCCAAGAAAACTAATAGCAAATTCTGGTTTTAAAACTTCATATGATTATAAAATTAACAAACAAATATATTTCAATCCAGTTGAATCTGTAGGATTAGGAACTAGATCTGGTGTTGGAATTGGAACAACAATATTCTTCTCTAATCCAGGTGCAGGAATTACTCAGATTTTTATTCCCACTAAAACAATCTATATTCCAAATCACCAATTAGAAACAGGAGATCAACTCACATATTCTCCAAATGGCGGAAATGTAATAGGAGTTTCAACGAATGGAATTTCTTCATTGGTTACTTTATCAGATCAATCAGTTGTTTATGTTGCAAAAATCTCAAATGATCTTATTGGAATCTCTAGTGTAAAAGTTGGACTTGGTTCAACTGGAACATTTGTAGGTATTGCATCAACAACAAGTGGTTTAAGTACTTTATATTTCACAGGAATTGGTTCTGGGAACTATCATAGTTTTCAAACCAATTACTCCGTAATTACTGGAAAAATTTCTAGAAATACTGTAACAGTTTCTACAGCAGGAACTCATGGACTGCAAAATAATGATACGGTTTTTGTTGATGTAAATCCATCAATATCAACTTCAATTGTAGTCAAATACAATGATTACAATAGAAAATTACTTATAAATCCAAAAACTTTTTCATCCATTGGGATTGATACTTCTTTAAATTCTATAACAATAACAAATCATGGATTTATTAATGGGCAAAAAGTAGTTCATACTTCATCATCTCCTGCAGTAGGACTTCAAAACAATAAGATATATTATATTGTAATTATTGATTCTAATACAATCAAACTTTCTAACACTTATTATAGTGCAGTTAGTTTGCAACCAGAAATTGTAGGAATTACCAGTTCTTCATCCGGAACTCTTTCATCAGTCAATCCTCCAATTGAAGTTTATAGAAATTCTACAGTAACATTTGATTTGTCAGATTCTTCTCTTTCATATGTAAATCAAGCAAATTCTTATCCTGCTTTTAGTTTAGAATTTTATAAAAATTCAGACTTTACTGATCCATTTGATTCAACACAAGAAACTAATGTATTTGAAATTCAGAGATTTGGTGCAGTGGGCGTTAGTAGTGATGCAAAAGCAATTCTTTCTGTCAACGAATATCTTCCAGAAAAACTTTATTATACTTTAGTTCCAGTCTATAATAGCACATTGCCAATCGAAAAAGAACAAGTAAATATAGATTCTTCCGTATTTTCAAATAACGAAATTCGAATAAAAGTAAGTTCTTATAATGGACAATATCCAATAACAATCGCATCAACAAATTCATTTACATATAATTTAACAAAAACTCCAGAATCTGTTTCATATGCATCAAGTACTTCTACATTGAATTATTATACAGATTCTTTATATGCATATGGTCCAATTTCAAAACTTGATATTACAAATAAAGGACAAAATTATTATTCATTGCCATCAATAATAAGTATAAATTCTGGTATCGGAACAGGTGCTTTACTTGAACCATCTAGTACATCAATAGGAAAAATTAAAAAAACAAAAATTAAAGATATTGGATTTGATTTTCCCTCAGATTTTACAGTTAGACCAAGTGCCTCTCTTCCACAAATTGCAAAAATAGAACCTTTAGCTTCATTTGAATCTATTGGAATTACTTCTTTTGGGAGAGGTTACAGTTCTGCGCCAAAATTACTTGTTTTTGATGGAAAAACAAATCAAATAGTTCCAGAAGTTGACTTAAGATATAATATTGGCGATAGTCAAGTAACTATTTTGAGAAATTCTTATGGATTATACAATTTAACTCCAACAATTTTACCTATACAAAATTCAAATGGTGTTGGTATCAGTTCTGTAGGATTTAATACTACAACTAATGATGTAACAATTACACTTTCTGTTGGGTTTAGTACTGCAGATTCATTCCCATTTGCAGTTAATGATAAAGTTTTAGTTGAAAATATTAGTATTGGCGTTAATTCTACTGGCAGAGGTTATAACTCATCTGATTATGATTATCAGTTATTTACAATTAATTATGTTGATGCAAATCTCGGAGGAAATAATGCCACTGTTAAGTACAATTTAGGAGAATTCTTAGATTCTGGAGAAATTCCAGGAAAATACGATGACACAAACTCCTCCGGAAGGATTATTCCTCAAAAATATTTTCCAATTTTTAATCCAGTTCTCAAGAAAAATAATTTCTTGATTGGAGAAAATCTCAAATCAAATTCTGCAAATGGTTATGTTGGCGATTGGAATTATAAAGTAAATCAATTAAAAATAAGTTCCAAAGATGATTTTGTAGTTGGAGAAATTGTTGAGGGATTAACATCAAAAACTCAAGGTATTATTTCTACTATTGACAAATTTGATTCATTCTTCAATTTAGATACAAAATCAATTGTTGAAAAAGGTTGGCAAATTGATGCTGGATTTTTAAATGAGAATTCTCAAAGAATCCAAGATAGTTTTTATTATCAAAATTTCTCATATTCATTAAAATCTAAAGTAGATTATGATACCTGGAATGATGTAGTGAGTACATTAAATCACACTCTGGGATTTAAAAAATTTGCAGATTATCAGTTAGAATCTTCTTTGCCACAATCAAATACAAATTCAATGGTAGTTGGACTTTCAACATATTTAACCTCGGTTGAAGTTATAAATGATATTGTCAGCGTCGTTGATTTAAATTGTGTTTATGATTTTGATTTAGTTAGTGAAAATTCACTCAATATTGGGTCATCAACATTTTCAGATGAAATTTTATTCTCTAGTAGAATATTAACAGATTATTTTGAATCTGTTGGGAATAGAGTATTATCTATTGATGATATTAGTTCTCAATTTAATAGCAATCCAAGGTCATCTAGGTTCAGTGAGATTCATAGATTTGATCTTACTGATGCAAGATCTCAAAAATATATTGCATATGTAAAAGATAGGAGATATGTAGGACAAAGACAGATAATGCTCCTCACTATTTTGCATGACAATTATCTTGGTTATATTAATCAATACGGTAGAGTTGAATCTAATTATGATCAAGGATCATTTGACTTCGCTGTTGATGGAAGTGAGGGTGTTCTCTTTTTCTATCCAACAAAATATTCAGTAAATGATTACGACGTAACTACATTATCATACAATTTAAAAGATAGTTTTATTGGTACTGGCACCTCTAATTTTGGAGGTATTGTTGATATAAAAACAAGTAGTGTTAGTGTTTCTTCTGGGGCAACTACAATTGTTGGAATTGCAAGTACTTATACATCCACAAAAGTTTTAGTTGAAGTTACAGGATCAAATGGTGATTATCAATTTGACGAACTGAGCGTTTTACATGATGGCATTAATGTACATTATCTTGATTATGGACAATTGACAACAATAACTCAGGATATATACTCTAATTCTGGACTTGGTACTTATTATTCATATCTATCAGGATCTCAATTAAAAATTGATTTTATTCCAAACATTGGAATAGCCGCAACAATTAATACAATTCAAGTTGCTATTGGCAATACCTTATCATCAGGTATTGGTACTTTTGATATGAAGCACGCTCGTTTACAAGCAACATCAACTTCAATATCTTCGTCAACATCTCCAGTTGCAACAGTAATCGCAGAATATCCTGAGGAATATAATTGTTTATACGGAATACTTCAGGTTTCCGATACTACCAATAATAGACACCAATTATCAGAAATTGTTGTCTTGGATGATGGAACAGAGACTTATATTGCCGAGTATGCTCATGTCGAAACTTTTGCAGGACTTGGGACAGTGGGGGCTGCAACAACAACTTCAACTAAATTAACATTTACGCCCTTGCCAAATATTAACGTTTCTGTAAAAATATTCTTTAATGCATTGAGAAATCAAGATGATTACAAGGATATTGTAGATTTTAATAATGCTTCTATAGAAACAAATTATGGTACTTATTATGCAACTGATAGAGATATTAAGAGAGAATTTGATTTAACACATGAAGGTTATGAAATATTCAAAAGATCTTTTGATGGAAGCAATTCCACAATAGTCAATCTTTTAGAAAATACTATATCTTTACAAAATCATTTCTTTGTTACTGGGGAAGAAGTAGTTTATACTAGTGCAGATTCTGGAACTACGGCAGCAATTGGAATTGCAACTACGTCTTTTGTAAGCGTAGGTTCCACCAATAAATTGCCATCGAGTGTTTATGTAGTAAAATTGAATAACAACAAAATTAAACTTGCAAGAAGTGCTGAAGATGCTTTAAAATATGTTCCAGCAACTTTAGATTTTACAAGTGTTGGTATCGGAACTATACACACATTTACTTCCAAAAATCAAAATGCTAAAGTAATAGTTGCGATTGATAATCTTATCCAATCACCTATTGTTGCAACTGCAGTGACTACAACATTAGCAACTAATGCATATTCAACAGATGATTTATTATATTTTACGGGAATATCATCATTCTTTGGTGGAGATTTAATTAAAGTTGCTGACGAAATTATGAAAATCGATGCTGTTGGTATTGGTAGCACTAATTCGATAGCAGTTCGCAGATCTTGGTTGGGAACTATTGTTGCTGGATATTCAACTGGAACTTTAGTAACTAAGGTAGTTGGTAACTATAATATTGTTGACAACACTCTCAATTTTGCTGAATCTCCATATGGAAATATTCCATTAGGCACTACTACCAATCCACCAGATGAAAGAGACTGGTTAGGAATATCAACATCTTCCAGTTTCCAAGGAAGAAGTTTCATGAGGTCCGGCACAAAAAATACAACAAATGAAACTTATTATAATAATTACATTTTTGATGATATTTCATTAAAATTTAATGCTACTCAAAAAGATTTTATTTTAAAGTCAAACAGTTCTAATGTAACTGGAATATCTACAAAAAATGCTGTCATTTTAGTAAATGACATATTCCAATCCCCAGGTCTAACTGCTGGATATACACTATCTGAAAGTACTGGAATAACAACAATTAGTTTTGTTGGAACTGCAGTCTCTTCTGTATATGATGTAAATACTTCCAATTTACCAACAGGTGGCATTATTGTATCTGTCGAATCAAGAGAAGGATTTGGATATCAACCTTTAGTTTCTGCTGGCGGAACTGCTATTATTTCTGGATTGGGCACAATTTCTTCTATTAGTATTGGAAATAGTGGATCTGGATATCGTGCGGGAATACAAACTGTTAGGGTTGGTGTTGGAACTTCTTCAACAGCAACTCCGAATATTAAATTTATAGGTACGGCAACAGTTTCTAATGGACATATTGTTAGTATTGCAGTAACTAATCCAGGCACTGGGTATAGTTCAATAAATCCACCATATGTCTTTATTGATCCTCCATTATTGTATTCAAATATTCCATTAGTTTATAGTTCTTCATCAGTAAGTGGGTTAGGAACTCAGGCAGTTATTGATATTGTTGTTGGACAAGGTTCTAGTGTTATAGATTTTGAAATTAAAAATACTGGATATGGATACGGTATAGGGCAAATTTTAACGGTTCCAACTGGCGGACTTACGGGAATTCCAACAACTTCAAGTTTTAGTGAATTCCAAGTAAGAATTCAAAATACATTTACCGATAAATTTAGTGGATGGTCTATCGGCGAATTGCAATTATTAGACAGTGTTGATACTTTATTTGACGGAGAAAAAATTGTTTTCCCAATCAAATATCAAGGCAATTTAGTTTCTATACTTTCGTCAAAAGGTTCAAATATTAATGTACAAGATTCACTTCTTGTTTTTATAAATGATGTACTTCAAGTTCCAGGTAAAGGTTATATTTTTCCAGGCGGAAGTACAATAACATTTACCGAACCTCCAAAATCAGGTGATGTATCAAAAATTATTTTTTATAAAGGAAGCGGTTCTGAGGATGTTATTGAAAGAAATATTTTAGAAACTATAAAAATTGGCGATGAATTGACTATTGGATATGATTTATCTGCAGGACAAATCCCAACATTACAAGAAGAATCAAGAACAGTTACAAGTACAAATTCAACAAATCTTCTCAATACAAATCCATATTTTGGACCAGGAAATACTGGAGATGAAACTTTATTAAGACCAATTGTTTGGTGCCGCCAAACTGAAGATAAAATTGTTGATGGAAAAGGTGTCGGAAAGGATCGCATTCTTTATGAAGCTTCAATTTATCCAACATCATACCTCATTCAATCGGTTGGCATAGGATCTACAATTGCCTTTGTCCAGAGTATTAGACCATTCTTTAATCCAATCAATGAAAATAATACTTCATTATCTTTCCAAAAGGATATCACATTAATATCCCAAGATTATAAAGTGTCTGCAGCTGCCACGGCAATTGTATCTGCTGCAGGGACAATTTCATCAATTGTCCTTTCTGATGGTGGAGTTGGATATACAATCTCCCCATCAATAACCATTGAAAATCCTGTTGGACTTGGAACTACTCAAAGAGCAACTGCAATTGCATCAATTACTTCTGGAATTGTCACCTCCATCTCAATAACTGGACCAGGAACAGGATATGTTGCATCAAACCCACCAGTTGTTTTAATAGAATCTCCAACTTTCCAATTTGAAAACAATACAGTTAATTCATTTGAGGGTGATTTTGGCATCATTTCTGGAATATCAACAACTTCGGTTGGAGTTGCATCAACTGGAATTGTGTTTGATTTTGTTATTGCAAAAGATTCTTTCCTCAGAAATTCTTCAATAACTGGGGTAACTACTATCAGCGGAATTCAGACTGGATATTACTTTGTAATTAATAATTCTAATGTTGGAAAGGGAGTGACCTCTCTCAATTCTTCAAGATCAATTGTTGGGGTTGGATCTACTTTCTTAGATAATGTTTATCAGGTAGCATCAGTTTCGATAGCACAAACTTCAGTGATTGGTCTTGGCATTACTTATGTTGCAAAAGTAACAGTAAGCGTTTCTGGTTATAATGGTTTGACTGGAATTGGATTTAGTAATTTTTATGGAGAATATAGTTGGGGTAGAGTTGTTCTTGGATCTAGAATTAAGGACAATTCGTATAATGCATATACTTTAAATGGATATATGGGAATTTCTACCGGAACAATTTTAAGAAGGAGCAATCCTCTAAAATACTTAAACTATATTCCATAAATAGATAAAAAACGCATAAAATGGCAGCAATTATAACTGACCAAATTAGAATATTGAATGCAAAGAACTTTGTATCTGGCGTTACAAGTTCTTCAAATTCTTATTATTCTTTTATTGGACTACCAAATTCAACTGATATTCAATCTGATTGGGATGCAAATCCACCTTCCCCAAAGGATAACTTTGACGAGGAAAATAATTATTGGGATACAATGATTGCTTTGAAGAAAATAAATTCAAGTGATATAAGACAGGTTGTTCAGAAAAGAATATGGTCATCGGGAACAACCTATGATATGTATCGCCATGATTATAGTAGATCAAATACCGCTAAAGTTTCTGGGGCAACTAATTTATATTCTGCATATTACTATGTTTTAAATAGCGACTATAAAGTTTATATTTGCCTTCAAAATGGAATAAATCCAGAAAATCCAAATGGAGGACCTTCTCTGGATGAACCAACATTTACTGATTTGGAACCAAGATCTGCTGGATCCAGTGGTGATGGATATATTTGGAAATATCTTTACACAATTAAACCAAGTGATATTGTAAAATTTGAATCAACAGATTTTATGCCAGTTCCTTCTGATTGGGAAACTGGCACTGATAATGCCTCAGTTAGAGATAATGCTGTTGACGGGTCAATTAAAATTGTTACCATCACAAATAGGGGTGTTGGGTTAGGAACTGCAAATAGAACATATACAAGAGTTCCTATAAAAGGAGATGGCACTGGCGCAGAATGCACAATTGTAATTAATAACGATAGGGTAGTAGATTCGGTTACAATTTCAAGTCAAGGATCTGGATATACCTATGGAAATGTTGATTTAGTTTCTGGAGGAGTTCCAACTGGATCATCTATACCAACGTTTAACGTTATTATTTCGCCACAAGGAGGTCATGGTTATGACATTTATAGAGAACTTGGGGCATACAATACTTTACTTTATTCTAGAATAGAAAACGATATAGAAAATCCAGATTTTATTACAGGCAATCAAATTGCCAGAGTTGGAATTGTAAAAAATCCTCAAGCATTTGGAGGATCTTTATTAACTTTAGATAAAGCAAGTGCTCTTTCTGCACTTAGACTGACTGGAATTGGTTACAGTTCAGCAACATTTACAGCAGATTCTTATATTACCCAAACAGTAGGAACTGGCATAACTGCAGTTGGTAGAGTTGTTAATTATGATCAAAATACTGGCGTATTAAAATATTGGCAAGATAGATCTTTTGCAGGATTTACTACGGCAGGTATTGGAATTACGAATCCAACTTATGGATTTGATTTAACGGAATTTACAAGTTCTCCATCAACAGGTGGCAGTTTAGTTATTTCTGGAGGAAATATTTCTTTATCAATTAGTACTTCATTTACTGGTGTATCAACGGTAATAAATAATAGGACCTACTATTTTGGTCAATCATTTACAAAAGGTATTTCTTCTCCCGAAGTTAAAAAATACAGTGGCAGCATCATTTATGTAGATAATAGACCATCGATTACTAGATCATCAAATCAAAAAGAAGATATCAAAGTCATTTTGCAGTTCTAACGAATTATGTCTCAGCAAACTAATCTTAATGTAGCTCCATATTTTGACGATTTTGATGCAAATAATGACTATTATAGAGTATTATTTAAACCTGGATATCCTGTGCAGGCAAGAGAGTTAACAACTCTACAATCAATATTACAAAATCAAATTGAAAAATTTGGACAGCACTTTTTCAAAGAAGGTGCTAAGGTTATTCCAGGAAATACTGCATATAATTCTCTATATTATGCAGTTGAATTAAATAACACTTATCTGGGAGTTCCTGTGTCTGCATATGCAGATCAACTTATAGGAACAAAAATTACTGGACAAACTTCTGGAGTTACTGCAGTAGTAGAAAAGATATTATTGGCAAATGAATCTGAAAGAGGAAATATAACTCTATATGTAAGTTACATTGGATCTAGTACTCAAAATAATTCAACAAAAGAATTTTTTGATGGTGAATCATTGTCATCAAATACAACAATTACATCAGGTCTTTTAGGAAATGCGACTATTTCCGCAGGAACTCCATTTGCAATTACCGTTGCCAATAATGCAACTTCAACTGGATCTGCATTTTCAATTACAGATGGTGTTTACTTTATTCGCGGACAATTTGTAAACGTAAGTTCTGAAACATTGATTCTTGATCAGTATGCAAATAAACCAAATTATAGAATAGGTTTATTTGTTAATGAAGAAATTATCAATGCAGATATTGATGAGGCATTAAATGATAATTCTCAGGGATTTAATAACTATTCTGCCCCAGGGGCGGATAGGCTAAAAATATCTACATCCCTCTTTAAAAAGAGTTTAAACGATTTTAATGATAATAATTTTGTAGAATTAGCAACTATTAAAGATGGTGTTCTTAGAACATTAAAACAAACTACAGATTATAGTATTATCGAAGATGAGTTAGCTAGAAGAACATACTCAGAATCTGGAGATTATTATGTATCCCCCTTTGATGTTTCAGTAAAAGAATCTTTAAATGATGGATTAGGAAATCGTGGCATTTTTAATGTAGGTCAATTTACCTATGCAGGTTCTACTCCTTCAAGCGATTTGGCAATATATCAAATTTCGCCCGGAAAGGCATTTGTAAAGGGGTATGAAATTGAGACAATTTCTCCAACATTTTTAGATCTACCAAAACCAAGAACAACAAAAAATTTAGAAAATCAATCAATAAACTACAATACAGGACCCACTCTAAAATTAAATAGAGTTTATGGGTCTCCGACAATTGGAATTGGAAACACTTATGTTTTAAGTTTAAGAGATCAGAGAGTAGGATCAGCACAAACGACTGCACCAGGAAAAGAAATTGGCGTTGCAAGAGTTTATGATTTTAGATTAGAATCTGGATCTTATAGTACATCCAATACAAATATCAACCAATGGAATATTTCCCTTTATGATGTTCAAACTACAACTGAAATAACTGTAAATGAAGCAATTACCTTAGCAATTCCAACTTTTGTAAAAGGGAATTCTAGTGGAGCAACGGGATTTTTAAAAGATGCAGTTTCAAATTCAAAATCTTTAGTACTATATGAAACTAATGGTAATTTTGTGCCTAACGAATCCCTTACTTTTAATGGAATTATAAATGGAAGAGTTTCTACTGCTGTAACATCTTATGGTATTTCTGATATTAAATCAGTTTATGGTATTGTAGGATCTGCATCTACATTTACTGCCGATACAATTCAATCAACTGGATATACCATTGGAATAGCAACTATCAGCACTTATTCTGGTGGCATTAGTACCGTAACGAGTTCAAATACGCAATTTCCTGGAACTATTATCAAACCAGGAAACTTAGTCCAATATACTGACACTTCTCAACCATATAAAGTATTTGCAAAAGTAGTTAGTGTTGGTTCAACAACAGTTACAGTTACACAAGTACAATCAGTATCTGGAATAACAAGCAGTATATTACCATCTAGCTCATTATCTGTAACCGATCTTCAAATTTTAACAACAGGTTTAGAAGTTTCTACAGATAATACACTTTATACAACATTACCAAAAAATAATATTTCCAATGTAGATTTAACTAATGCTTCTCTTACAATAAGAAAATCATTTACAGTTAATATTTCTGGAAATCAATTATCAACTCCAGTAACTGCAGGAACTAATGAAACATTTTTACCTTTCGATGAAGAAAGATATTCATTAATTAGATCTGACGGTACGACTGAAGTTCTAACTTCTGATAAATTTGCATTCATTAGTGGATCATCCCAATTACAAATTTATAATTTAGGTTCAAATAATACTGGCGCAACTTTAGTCGCTACTTTAACAAAATCTAAACCAAAAGAAAAAATAAAAAGAAAAAAAAGAGTCAATTCAATTATTATCGACAAATCAATTTATTCATATTCTGGAACAGGAACTACAACTGTTAATGATGGGTTGGTTTATGGAAATTATCCATATGGAACAAGAGTTCAGGATGAAATAATATCATTGAATGTTGCAGATATTATTAATATTCATGGAATTTATGAATCTTTAGACACATCCAATCCTTCAGCTCCCACAATTGTATTATCATCAATTAGTGGTCCATCAACAAAAACAACAGATTTGATAATAGGCGAAAAATTTGTAGGACAATCCAGTGGCGCAATTGGAATATGTGCAGAAAGGCTTACTGACTCCCAAATTTCATTTATTTCAAAGAATCAAAATGGATTTAAAGAAGGAGAAACGGTCACATTTGAAGAATCTAAGGTTAGTGCAATTATTACTACATTAAATTCCCCAAGTCCCAACGTTTCTTCTAATTTTACCTTTGGAAGTGGTCAAAAAGGAACATTTTATGATTATGGATATATAACAAGAAAATCGGAAGTTCAAGAACCTTCAAGAAAATTAAAAGTATATTTCACAAACGGGTATTATGAATCTTCGGATGATGGAGACATTACAACTGCAAACTCATATAGCACATTTGATTATTCAAAAGAAATTCAAGTAGTTAATGTATCAAGAAATACTGATATAATTGATATCAGACCAAAAGTTTCTGATTACACAGTAACAAGTGGATCAAGATCTCCTTTAGAATTTTATGGAAGAACATTCAATTCTTCTGGAAATTCTGCTGCAAATATTCTTGCATCAGATGAATCAATTGTAACAACATTCTCTTTCTACCTTGGAAGAATTGATAGAATATATCTTTCAAAAGATGGAAGATTCCAAATTAAGTTTGGAACACCAGGAGAAAAACTTACTCGTCCAGATATTATAGACGATTCATTGGAAGTTGCTGCCATAACACTTCCTCCATATTTATATAATGTATCTCAAGCTTCAATTGAATTCTTGCAGCATAAGAGATTTACAATGGCAGATATTAAAAAAATTGAAGATCGTGTCAAATCTCTAGAATATTATACTTCACTTTCACTTTTAGAAAGTAATACCTCAAATTTATTCATATCTGATGCTCAAGGTTTGAATAGATTTAAGTCTGGATTTTTTGTTGACAATTTCTCATCTCTTTTACCACAAGAAAATTCTATTGAATTTAAAAATAGTATAGATTTTAAAAATAATGAATTAAGGGCAAGACATTATACCAATTCGATTGATTTAATACCTGGTCCCGTAACCAATGTAGATCCAACTGAAGATTTGGCATTTGCTCCTATCGAAGGCAATAATATTAGAAAAACAGGCGATATTATTACTTTAGATTATGCTGAAGTTGAATGGTTGAAGCAATCATTTGCAACGAGAAAGGAAAGTGTCACTCCTTTCTTAATTAGTTTTTGGCAAGGATCTTTAGAATTAACTCCCGCATCAGATACATGGGTAGATACTGTTAGATTAGATGCAAAAATTATCAATGTTGAAGGTAATTTTGATTCTACAATGCAACTTGCAGTTAGAACATTAAACATTGATCCACAAACTGGATTTGCACCTACTGTTTGGAATGCATGGGAAACTGTATGGACTGGTTCAAGTACAAGTTCAAGTACAAGTTCATGGACAGAAACATCAAATTCAAGTAGAACTTGGGGAACAGGCGGTTGGATAAATGGTGGCAGCGGATCAGCAACACGTTGGCAAGAAGATTTGAGTACAACAACAACTTTCCAATCAACAACTACTACAACTACATTAACAGGAACTGCATCAAGAACAGGAACAACTAAATTTGTAGCGGAACAATTTGAAAATACATCTGTTGGTGACAGAGTTGTAAGTAGAAATATTGTTCCATATATGAGATCTAGAAATATTGAATTTATTACTAAAAAAGTAAAACCATTAACACAACTTTATGCATTTTTTGATGGTATAGATGTTACAAAATATTGTGTACCAAAACTTCTTGAAATTAATATGATTTCTGGAAACTTCCAAGTCGGTGAAAAAGTAATAGGAACATCTAGAACCACAGGACTTGGACCAAACTCACAAACATTGCACCCATCAATTAGATTCAGAGTTGCTCAATCAAATCATAAAGAAGGACCTTATAATCTACCAACTATTACCTATCCACAAAATCCATACACAAATCAAGTACTACAACCAACTTACTCATCCACATCTAATATTTTAAACGTTGATACTTTTTCATTGGCAACTCAATTCCAAGGAGAATATAGTGGATGGGTAGAAAGTGGAATGATATTGGTTGGTCAAACAAGCGGCGCCCAAGCTACAATCACCAATGTCAGATTAATATCTGATTTATCAGCAACTTTGATTGGCAGTTTCTTTATTCCAAATCCAAATATTTTAGACAATCCAAGATTTGCAACTGGCAATAAAGTCTTTACTTTGGTAAATAATAATCTAAATGATCAAAATGCAGCTACAACAATTGCTGAGGAAGGATTTATTTCTGATGGATCAATTGAAACAGTTCAAGAAAATATAGTTTCCGTTAGAAATGGAAGAATTCAAAATAAACAAGAATTTGAATCAAGATCTGTATCTTCAACTTCATCATCAACCTCTAGTGGAGCAATTGGTTCAAATACACGTTCATCTGGGGCAAGAGTTGTTGGTTGGTATGATCCTCTTGCACAATCTTTCTTGGTTGAAGATGAAACTGGAGTTTTCTTAACAAGATGTGAGGTATTCTTCTCATCGAAAGATGATAATGATATTCCAGTAACGTTCCAATTGAGGACGATGCAAAATGGATATCCAACACAGAAAGTTTTGCCATTTTCTGAAATTACGTTAGATCCTGGACAAATTAATATTTCTTCGGATTCTTCTATTGCAACATCGTTTATTTTCAAATCGCCAGTTTACCTTGAAGGTGGCAAAGATTATTGTATTTGTCTTGCATCAAATTCAACTAAATATAGTGTTTATATTTCAAGAATTGGCGAAAATGATCTACTAACACAAACTTATATTTCAAATCAACCTTATCTTGGATCATTATTTAAATCTCAAAATGCTGCTACCTGGGAGGCAAGTCAATGGGAAGATATGAAATTTGTTCTTTATCGTGCAGATTTCTTATCAAGTGGTAATGTAGAATATTACAGTCCAGAATTAAAGGAAGGTAATGGACAAATACCTACATTACTTCCAAATTCATTAAATACAAATTCAAGAAGAATTAGAGTAGGTTTGGGATCGACTTTACAAGATAGTGGATTGACTCTCGGAAATACTGTTTCTCAGTATAATACAAATGCTACTGGAAATTATGTGGGCAGTGCAGGAATTGCGTTTAGTACTCTCAATATAATCAATGCTGGTATAGGTTATACTCCATCTTCTGGATCTCTCACATTTAATAATGTCAATTTGACCACAATAACGGGAAATGGTAGAAATGCAACTGCAAATATTACCATTAGCAACGGTGTAGCAGTTGGTGCAACCATTTCAAATGGTGGTTCTGGATATCAAGTTGGGGATGTTCTTGGAATTACAACTATTGGCACCACTTCCGTAGGAAGCAATGCAAGATTCTCTATAGTTTCTATTGCTAGTACTAATCAACTCATTCTTGATAATGTCCAAGGAGATTTTGAAATCGGAATTGGCAAAACATTACGATATACAAATAGTTCTGGCATAACAACTGATCTGAATAAGTCTGTCGGGGTTGCAGTAACAATATCTGAAATTATTACAGAATCTGATGGATTGCATATTCTAGTCAATCATAAAAATCATGGAATGTATTTTAATCAAAATTATGTAACTATTTCTGGAGTTGAATCTGATATTGCGCCAACAAAATTAAGTCTTGCGTACAATTCAGATTCTACAGCAGCGATTTCTGTAGATGGTATTTCAAACTTTACCACATTCGAAAATGTTGGAGTTGGAACAACTAATTTAGGTTATGTTTTAATTGGAGATGAAGTAATTTCTTATACTTCTTCTTCTGGAGGTACGCTTGGCGGAACTATCGTTAGAGGATCAAATCCCAAAAATTATCCAGCAGGAACTCCTGTTTATAAGTATGAATTATCCGGCGTATCTTTAAATAGAATTAATAGCACACATAATCTTGAAGATGTAACAGTATCAAATCCAATTACTTTTGATTCTTATAATATTAAGATTGATATGTCATCTAATGGAAATGATAGATCTGTTGGAACAGGTTTCCCCAAACTTTATCTTAACAAATCCAAATCAACTGGGGGGTATAATACTAAAGCAACTCAAAATATTCCTTTTGAGTTGGTCACTCCAATGATTCAAAATCTAACTGTTCAAGGAACATCATTAAGTGCCGAAATAAGAACGATAACAGGACAAAGTATTAGTGGAAATGAAGTTCCGTATGCCAATAATGGATTCGAATCTATTTCAGTAAATAAAACAAACTATCTCGATAGCGCAAGAATAATTGCTTCCAAAGTAAACGAAGATGCAAATCTCACCAATTTGCCTGGAAATAAATCCTTGGATATGAGACTTCTCCTGAACACCATTGATAGCAGATTAAGTCCTGTTATTGATACTCAAAGAGTCAGTTTAATAACAACTTCAAACAGAGTAAATAGCATAATCACAGATTATGCAGCCGATAGTAGAGTTAATAGTATTATGGATGATCCTACAGCATTCCAATATATTTCCAAAGAAATTTCTTTGGAAAGTCCTGCATCTTCAATTCTTCTTTTGGCAAATGCAAACATTAATATTTACTCAGATATTCGCGCTTTCTATGCAATTGGAGAAAATCAAAACTTCACTCCAATTTTTGTACCATTCCCAGGTTATATGAATTTGGATGTAAGAAAGCAGGTCATCAATCCAACAAATAATGATGGTCGTCCAGACTCTTATGTTTCCCCATCAACTTCATTAGGATTCTTGTCACAAAATCTTGAATATAAAGAATATTCATTCAGTGTCGATCAACTGCCAACATTTAGATCATACAGAATTAAGATTATTCTGACTTCAACAAGTCAAACATATGTACCAAGATTGAAAGATCTTAGAGTTATTACTCTTGCTTAATATGACATACTTAAAAGTTGAAGGACATCCAAATTTACTTCGGGATCCAAATACAAATTCTATTATCAATAACAATATGTCAGAATATCAGGAATATGTTTTAAGACGTGAAACAAAAAATGATGAGTATCAAAAGATACAAAATCTTGAGTCTGATGTTGCTAATATGAAAGGTGATCTGGATGAAATAAAATCTTTACTTAGGAGTTTAGTTAATGGATCCAAATAAAATAGAACTTGAAAATTTAAGCAAGAGTTTTGAATATTTTAAAATTGCGTCAGAAATAGATAGTATAGAAGACATTGAGCAAATTAAAACCATTGCAAAGTGTTATTATAAACTTTATTTGAAGCAGCAAGAAGTAGTATTGTCTTTAGGAATTTCTCCAGCACCCTAAATATCTTAAGAGGTATTGTATAAATGGCGCAACCATCTACTAGACAGGAATTAATAGATTATTGTAAGAGAAAACTGGGGGCGCCAGTTTTGGAAATCAACGTCGCTAATGAACAAATTGACGATCTTGTAGATGATGCTATTCAGTTTTTTCAAGAACGTCATTTTGATGGTGTTTATCCAGCATTTTTTAAATATCAATTTACACAAGAAGATATTGATAGGGGAAGAGCTAGGGGTAATAATTCAGGTGTTGGGATTGTAACCACAACGGTAAACACCACTATTGTAGGAACCGCAACAACATTTAAATATGAAGAAAATAGCAATTATTTACAAGTCCCTCCCGGTGTTATTGGAGTGAACAAAATATTTCAGTTTGATGGGTCAAATAATATTACTCATAATATGTTTAGTGTTAAGTACCAATTATTTCTAAATGATGTTTATTATTGGGGAACAACAGAACTTTTGTCATATGCAATGGTCAAAACATATTTGGAAGATCTTGATTTTTTACTGAATACACAAAAACAAATTAGATTTAATAAAAGGCAGGATAGATTATATCTTGATATTGATTGGGGATCAGTAACAGTTGGAAATTATATTATTTTAGATTGTTATGCTATTTTAGATCCAAATGATTATAGTAGAGTTTGGAATGATTCCTTTATCAAACCATACCTAACTTCATTGATTAAACGTCAATGGGGACAGAATATGATGAAATTTACTGGTGTTAAACTTCCAGGTGGAGTAGAACTTAATGGGCGCCAAATGTTTGATGATGCTCAAAGAGAACTTGATATTTTAATGGAAAAAATGTCCAATACTTATGAACTTCCACCTTTGGATATGATCGGTTAATTGTATGCTTAATCCATTTTTTCTTCAAGGTTCCCAATCAGAAAGAGATCTTATTCAAGATTTAGTCAATGAACAATTGAGAATGTATGGTGTTGAAGTTTATTATTTACCTAGAAAATATCTCACACAAAAAACTGTTATAAGAGAACTTATACAATCTTCATTTGATAACGCATATCCAATAGAAGCATATCTTGTCAATTATGATGGATATGGAGAAAATCCAACAATTCTTTCAAAATTTGGTATTCAAGCACTTAATGAATTAACTCTTTCAATATCAAGGGAAAGATTTGAAACGTATATTTCTCCACTTATAAAAAATGAGCAAAATATTAAATTATCAACTCGCCCCAAAGAAGGAGATTTAATTTATTTTCCTCTGGGAGATCGTTTATTTGAAATAAAATATGTTGAACACGAAAAACCATTTTACCAACTTCAAGGAAATACTACTTATGATTTAAGATGCGAACTCTTTAGATATGAAGATGAAGTAATTGATACTGGAATTGGTCAAATTGATGATTCTATAGGTGGAAGTGGTACTGGAGATGTTAATTCTGAGCATAACGTTTATGGGTCAATTCAAACATTAACACTTGTAGGATCTGGCGTGACGGCATCTGCTATTACTACATTGATTAATGGGGGTATAAGATACTTTACTGTTACAAATAGAGGTGGCGGATATTCATCAGCACCGAGAGTTGCAATTTCTTCTGCACCAAACGGAGGAATGACTGGTATTGGATCTGCAACAATGATTGGTGGAATTGTTGTGTGTAATAGTAATGTTAATCCAAATTTAAAATCAGTTCAGTCGGTTGAAGTTATTAATCCTGGTTATGGGTACACAGTATCTCCCAAGGTTGCATTTTTTGGTGATGGTGACGGAGCAACGGCAACAGCAACGATTGGTGATGGAGTTATTGGAATAATTACAGTTACAAATGGTGGTTCTGGATACACTTTGCCTCCACCGATTACATTTACTGGAATTTCAACAGTTTCAGCTGCAGCAACCGCAATTGTAAATTCTGCGGGTGTTATTACTCAAATAAGAATAACAAATGCTGGTCTAGGATACACACAAGTTCCATCTATTACAATTGAAAGTCCTTCCTTAACGTCTGTAGGAGATTATATTTTTAATGAAATTGTAGTGGGTTCAATAAGTAGCACAACTGCAAGAGTAAGATCTTGGAATTCTGTTTCAAATATACTTGAAATATCTAATCTGTCAGGAGAATTTTTAGTTTCTGAAAATATTGTAGGATCTGATTCTGGAGCATCTCACGTATTAAGATTGGTTGACACATATACTGTTAATGACGGATTTTCTGATAATGAAAATATAGAAAATGAAGCGGATTTAATTATAGATTTTAATGAGAAAAATCCCTTTGGAATGCCGTAGTATAAATATATTTTATTATGATTAAATATTAGTAAAAAATTTATCGCAATGTTTGAGTATTTTTATAACGAAATTTTAAGAAGAACTATAATTGCTTTTGGTTCTTTATTTAATGATATAGAAATAAAGCATACCAATTCCTCTGATAATGTAGTCAGCGTGATAAAAGTTCCACTTGCATATGGTCCAACTCAAAAGTTTTTAGCAAGACTTGAACAATCAGCAGATTTAAGTAAAAAAACTCAAATAACATTGCCAAGGATGTCATTTGAGTTTACTGGATTAACTTATGATGCATCAAGAAAAGTTACAACTACTCAAACATTTACATCAAAAGATCCAACAAACGGAACAGAGATAAAAAAAGCATTTATGCCTGTTCCATATAATATGCAATTTGAATTGAGTATAATGTCCAAACTCAATGATGATTGTCTCCAGATTATAGAACAAATTTTGCCATATTTTCAACCAGCATATACTCTTACAGTTGACTTAGTAGAAAGCATCAATGAAAAAAGAGATATTCCAATTGTTTTGGAAAATATCACTATGCAGGATGATTATGAAGGTGATTTCGCTACAAGAAGAGTTCTCATTTATACACTAAGATTTACTGCAAAAACATATTTGTTCGGACCAGTCTCTTCTGCCACAAAAGATATTGTCAAAAAGACAACAATCAGTTACATTGCAGGTGGAACTACTACAACTGCCCCAACAAGGGAAGTTGTATATACTGTGGAACCACGAGCAATCAAAAATTATACAGGAACAGTTCTTACAAACATTTCAAAAGACATTACAACAGAAGATGTTTTAATTTCAGTAAATGATGCAAGTTCAATTACTGCAAATACATATCTTGAAATTGAAAGTGAGGAAATTTATGTAAAATCCAAATCTGGAAATACCCTCACCGTTGATAGAGGTAGAGATGGTACGAGTATTATTTCTCATCTTTCGGGAGCACAAGTAAAATCCATTACATCTGCAGATAATCTTCTAGTTGAAGATGGAGATGATTTTGGATTCAGTGGAACTACAACTTAGTAGATGATATGAAAATGACAAAAAAGTTTGACAATTTAAATGAAGCCTTTAATGTTAGCGGGAATATTGTTCCCGTTGAGACTGAGGCAGTTATAGAAAAAATTGAGAAAGTTGCATCTGTAGTTGATGATATAAAAAAAGATTATGATTACACTAGAGGAAATTTATATTCTCTAATAGAAAAGGGTCAAGAGGCAATTAATGGTATTCTAGAACTTGCCCAAGAAAGTGAAATGCCTCGTGCATACGAAGTTGCGGGGCAGTTAATCAAAAACGTTGCAGATGCAACAGATAAATTAATGGACTTACAGAAGAAACTTAAGGATATAGAAGAAGAGAGGGGAGTAAAAGGTCCAACAAATGTAACAAATGCATTGTTTGTGGGATCCACTGCGGAACTTGCAAAACTTTTAAAGCAACAGTCTCAGGATATCCAAGATTAATAAATATAAAAAGATTTAGTGCAATTTAATGCCGAAGTTGAAATCTCATAAAACAGTTGAACAAATTGCAAAGAAACATCGTCTTGATGTTTCTTTTATTCAGAAGCAACTTGATATGGGAGAACCAATTGAGCACGAGCATACTAAAGACCATGAACTTGCAATGGACATTGCTCTTCAACATTTAGATGAAATCCCAGACTACTATACTCGTTTAAAGAAAATGGAAGCATCTGCAAAAAAAGAACATAAAAAATTTAAAGATGTAAAAGAGTCTAACGAAGAGCAAAGATATTGCCCACTTTGTGATAAAAGAGAATCAAGATCCGAATGTTCTTATGGTGAAAAGGCATGGGATAAAGTTTCTGTTAAGGATGAAGAATATTCAATGGCACGTTCAGAACTTGCCACGATGAAGGATGCAATTAAAAGATTGCAAATGAAAGTTGGAAAGGGTGAAGGAAACTTAGAAGCATGGGTCCAGTCGAAAATTACAAAAGCAGCAGATTATATTGATACTGCGGCAGACTATGTTAGTAGTAGAGAAATGGAAGAATCATTCACTATAAATCCTACAGCACATAAAGTAGCAGCAAAGAGAAGAAAGATTGAAGCATTAACTACATCATCAAATGCTAATGAGGCAGATGTTGCAAAAAGAAAGTTAGGAAAAACTGCAGAACTTCCAAAGGTTAAAAAAGAAGAAAAACTTGTAGATAAAATTCTTGGAGAACTTCAGGAAGCATCGAAATCCGGTGATACTTCTCTTCATGACTGGTTCTCAAAAAGTAAATCATCAGATGGAAAACCAGGATGGGTGCAATTAGGAGGTAAGTACGCCGGAAAGCCATGTGCAAAACAACCAGGTCAGACTACCAAACCAAAATGTGGTAGTTCTAAGATGGCATCAGAAATGTCTCCAGAAGAAGAGGAAAGAGCAGCAAGAAGAAAGAGAAAAGAAGATCCAAATGCAGAAAGATCTGGTAAAGCAAAAAATGTTGCAACTGAAGAATTTGTAAATGAAGATGCATGTAAAGAAAAAGTAAAATCAAGATATAAAATTTGGCCAAGTGCATATGCATCTGGAGCATTAGTTAAGTGCCGTAAGGTGGGTGCTGGAAACTGGGGAGATAAAACTAAAAAAGAATCTGTAACTATTGAGGATGCTAATGGAAATACTTTTGCTGAAGTAGTTGACATAATTAAACCAGAACCAATCAAAGGTTTTAAATCTCAAATTGAAGAGGCAACTCGTCTTCAGTCAGAAACTGGTAATATTATTGCAGTAATTCTTTCTTGGAGGGGAAGGACATATTCTATCAGAATGTTCTTCCCTCAAATGGGAATGCCAACTAGAAAAGATGTGACATTGGAGATTCAGAAAGTTTATCCAGGGGCTCAAGTTCTCCAATATAATGTTTCAGGAATTCAACCAGGAATGCCACTAATTCAAGTTGTAAATTCCAAGTCAAAAAATTATCTTCTCAATAATGGAACAATTGGAGAAGAAAAAATAGAAGAAGAAGGTCCTGTATTATCGGTTGGAAGGGGTGAAAAACTTTCAGTAGAAAGAGGTGGTGGACTTACTCAAAAAGGTAGGGATAAATACAATCGTGCTACTGGTTCCCATCTTCAAGCACCTGTAACTGGTGATGTAAAACCAGGAAGTAAAGCAGCAAAACGTCGCAAAAACTTCTGCTCCCGTAGTAGAAGTTGGAAAGGAGAAAGAGGATTAGCAGCAAGAAAACGTTGGAAGTGTTGATTCATACCTTTTCATTACATAAATAATGTAAAGTAATGAAAAAGTATGAACTTTAAGATTTGTACCAAATGTAAAGAAGAAAAGTCAAAAGATACAATTAGTTTCCCTCCCCACAATAAAAAATTAGATGGATTAGATAGTTGGTGTAGAAAATGTAGAGCATCTTATAGAAGTGAAATAAACAGAGGTAAATTTAGAGGTCAACTTTCTGATGATGAAGTTAGAAAATTGAAGAAACAGGATAAATGTGATATATGTGGCGGAAACGAATTTGCAGGATCAAAAAATAATAAACATTTGGGAAAACTTTACTCTTTAGTTATGGATCACAATCACAAAGATGGAAAATTTAGAGGTATGCTCTGTAATCACTGCAATAGAGGATTGGGAAATTTTAAAGATAATATCCAAAATTTAGAAAAAGCAATTTTATATTTAAAAGATAGGAGTTGATTTATTATGGCAGATGATGTCTATCTTGGTAATCCCAATTTAAAAAAAGCAAACACTTCTATTGAATTTACTCAAGAACAAATTCTTGAGTTTATGAAATGCAAGGATGACCCAGTTTATTTTGCAAAAAATTATGTAAAAATCGTAACACTTGACCACGGATTAATGCCTTTTGAAATGTATCCATTTCAAGAGAAACTAGTTAATAATTTTCATAGGCACAGATTTAATATTTGTAAGATGCCGCGACAGACTGGTAAGTCAACCACTGTAGTGTCTTTCCTACTTCATTATGCAGTTTTTAACGATAATGTGAATATTGGTATTCTTGCAAACAAAGCAGCAACTGCAAGGGAACTTCTTGATAGACTACAAACTGCATATGAAAACTTACCCAAGTGGATGCAGCAAGGTATTATTTCGTGGAACAAAGGTTCACTTGAGTTAGAGAATGGTTCCAAAATTCTTGCCGCATCCACATCAGCATCTGCTGTTCGTGGTATGTCATTCAACATACTATTCTTGGACGAATTTGCATTCGTCCCAAATCATATCGCAGATTCATTCTTCGCATCAGTATATCCTACGATTACTTCTGGTAAAAGTACTAAGGTTATCATAGTTTCTACTCCTCACGGTATGAATCATTTCTACCGAATGTGGCACGATGCTGAGAAGGGAAAAAATGAATATATCTTCACTGATGTTCATTGGAGTGAAGTTCCTGGTAGAGATGAGAAGTGGAAAGCACAAACTATTGCTAACACTTCTGAGCAACAATTTAAAGTTGAGTTTGAATGCGAATTCCTAGGATCTGTTGATACTCTTATCGCACCGTCTAAACTCAGAACCCTTGTGTATGACCACCCTAAGACCCGCAGCGCGGGTTTAGATGTTTATGTGGATCCAGTTGAGGAACATGACTATTTGATGACTGTAGACGTTGCTAGGGGGGTAGGAAACGATTATTCGGCATTCACAGTAATTGATATAACACAGTTTCCGCATCGCGTAGTTGCAAAGTATAGAAATAATGAAATAAAACCAATGCTATTTCCAAGTGTCATTTATGAGATGGCAAAGAGTTATAACAATGCATATATTCTATGTGAAGTTAATGATGTTGGCGATCAGGTGGCAAGTATTCTGCAGTATGATTTAGAGTATAATAATCTATTGATGTGCTCTATGAGAGGTAGAGCGGGACAAATAGTTGGACAAGGATTTTCTGGAAAGAAGACTCAGCTAGGCGTTAAGATGTCTAAGACCGTCAAAAAAGTCGGATGCCTTAATCTGAAGACTATGATTGAGGAAGATAAGTTATACCTCAATGATTATGAAATCATCGCAGAGTTGACAACTTTCATCCAAAAGCATAATTCATTTGAGGCAGAAGAAGGATGCAATGATGACCTCGCAATGTGCCTTGTAATTTATGCCTGGTTGGTTGCGCAAGATTACTTTAAAGAACTTACAGACCAAGACGTTAGAAAAAGATTATACGAGGAACAAAAAAATCAAATTGAGCAAGATATGTCACCATTTGGATTTATATTGGATGGTTTGGGATCTGAGAGTTTTGTGGATAGTGATGGTGATAGGTGGTTTGTTGATGAATATGGGGATATGTCTCATATGTGGGATTATATGACATAATGGAACTTGATAAGCAAATAAAACTTGGGCATTTATTGCTTACTGATAGAAAATGTAGAATTTGTAGAGAGGTAAAAAGTTTAACTGATGATTTTTACAGAACCCGTAAGTACAGAGGACCAGTTGCATCTTCATACTCTCATGAATGTAAAGAGTGTACAGTAAGGAGGATAATAGAGGCAAGAAAAAATAAACAACTTTATATTGATTGGCAATATCCAGATTGGTAGTTTGTTCACCACACATTTCCCTCCCGTAAAGTAAATTTTTAATAAATATTTTCAGATAAACTGAGACTTTACGGAGAAAAACATGGCGACTCCTCAATTATCTCCAGGCGTACTCGTCAGAGAGGTTGATTTAACAGTAGGAAGAGCTGATAATGTTTTAGATAACATTGGCGCAATTGCTGGACCCTTTCCAATTGGACCAGTCGATTATCCAATTGACATTGCAACAGAACAAGATTTAATCAATACTTTTGGCAAACCAATTTCATCAGATTCGCAATATGAGTATTGGATGAGTGCATCATCATTTCTTTCATATGGTGGTGTTCTAAAAGTTGTTAGAACTGATGGTTCAACACTGAATAATGCTAATGCAGGTGTTGGTATTGGTACTACAACAAATTCAAAAATTAAAAATTACGACGACTATACCAGTAACTGGTCCGAAGCAACTAACTTCACATATGCTGCAAAGAATCCAGGTACTTGGGCAAATGGACTAAAAGTTTGTTTTATTGATGATTTTGCAGATCAAACAATTGGAATTGCAACAACCAATTTAGGTACTTTAGGTGCTTCAATTGGATTCGGAGTTACTGCTGCACTTACCAACGTTGTTCTTCCTGGTGCTGGCACAACTTCTCTGTTTAGTGGATATTTGAAAGGAATCATCACAGGAATTACTACTGATTCCACGAACGGAAATAGTACAATTGATGTTCATGTTGTTTCAAGAGTTTCTACTGCAGGAACAGAGACTTTAATTAACTATGCACAATCAGCAAGTTATGCATCGTTCTCAACTTCAAATACAATCAAGTTCATAAACAATTCTGGTATTGCTACTGGTTCTACTCAAGGATTAGCAGGAGTAACTCCAGCAACGGTTGTTGATTGGTATGATCAACAAACCTTAGGTCTTACAAATAGCACAATTTATTGGAAGTCAATCGCACCAAGACCAACATCTAACCAATATTCATTGGATAGATCTGGTGAAGGTGATGGAATGCACATCGTTGTAGTCGATGATCTTGGAACAATTACAGGAAATCAAGGAACACTTATTGAAAAGCATATAGGTCTTTCAAAAGCAGCTGATGCGGTTTCTTCAGTCAACTCTCCTCAGAAAATCTGGTATAAACAGTATCTTGCAGATTTTTCCTCCCAAATCTGGGCAGGTTACAATCCATCAAATGCTGCAGATGCCTTCTGGGGTACTGCACCAAGAGCAGTTGCATTCTCAACATCATTTACACCATACACAACAGCACAAGGTCTCTGGGGACAAAATGCTCAGGGAGTAACTTTTAGCGCAATCGGAAACAAAACATATAATTTAAGTGGTGGTATTAGTTATTCTGCTGCTGGAGGATATGCTGCAACTCTTGGTGATCTGCAAACCTCATACAATCTGTTCTCAAATAAAGATAATATTCAAGTTGATTACTTGATTATGGGTCCTGGTCTTACCAATAAATCAGACTCTCAAGCAAAAGCACAATATCTTATATCTCTTGCAGAAGGAATAAAAGATAGTATGGC